GCAACTTGACCGGGTTGCCGCGTAAACACGTGGAAAACAGGTTCCTTTCCTCACACTGCTTCAATAGTTCGTAAAGGAGGTGATATTTCACCCCCACTGCGACTAATGCAGCAGTAGGAAAAGGAGTTACCTCCACCCCGTCTACTATCCACCTCTTAGCAAATTCAAACATCTGTGAAGATGTATGAGTTTTGGTAGGAGAGATAGGGACGTCTAGTTCTCCGAGAATATTAACATATTCTCGAGCAACTAAGTCATCGGCGATAACGATGTCATCGCCTAACAGGCTGTACCGGTCGAATGGGTGTAAACCTACTCGATCCGCTGCAGCCTGTACGACTAGGTGATGGCAGAGAGTGAATATAGCCCAAGATGAATGAGCCCCTATCGGCTGACCACAGTTATATTTAACTGGACCAACCGGAGAGTCAAACTCATAATCGGTTATAATCTCTCTCCACGCACTTGCTTGATCGTCAGATGTCCACTGAGCCAATAACCTTTCCTGTAATAGGATTGGAAATCGATCAGTGGCATTGGACAGATCAAACGAGTGGTACTGGCTTCCAGCGCTTAGCTCTAGTGCTAGGCCTTTACCTTGATTAAAGGTAAAATCTCTAGGGACCCGTTTAAGCAGTTTAAACAACTGCTTATGCAGTGTCCATAGAGAGGCCTGAGACCAGTAATCTAAAATAGCGAAAATTCGCATTTTAGCTTCCCGGTCTCTCTTAATAGAAATTTTCCGAATGATCGACTTAGTCGAACATTGGAGAATTTCTTTAAGAAACTCTAGTAAAGAAGATTCACTCCACTCTCTATATTTCTGAATGATCTGGATAATACCAGTTCCTGACAGTCTATAGATTGATATCAGTAAGTTATCCGGAAGTAATTCCGCATCTCTCACTGAATTAACTAAAGCAGGACCGTTAGGTCCCGCTTTAACAGTGAAGTGAAACTCTTTCCAATCGGTTAAGATCGGTTGACTACTAACCCATTGACTATACCTTGGAATAAACCGTTCCACATCACGTGGAATGGTTCCTTTCCAAGGATTAGTGATAGGAGAGTAATCGACTGGAGATCCTCCTAGGATTATCCGAGTTCCTGATAAGATAGTCAGGACCATGGAAATCCCTCTAGGATCTCGGCTTTCGATTAACTTCTGAACATCTCGTGAGAGAATGTTCGGAAGTCCTTCTCGAGTCATACTGACACCAGTTGGGCTTGCCAAAGGTGTCCCTGCTAGGTACTTCGTGACTGCCAATCGAGTGGTTTTACCCGCTCGAGCGGCATCGACTGGTCCTCTGGTCAATGACCATTTGACTAGTCGGTCATGAGTACTTAGAATGGATGCATGGTACTCGGCTAACATTGGATAATAGTTTCGCAGAGTCCATTGTAAGATTTCTCTTACTTTGGGTGATGTAAAATTAATATTCATGTTATTGAGTATAAGCGCCTCCGCCTCTACATCTGACGCTATCGCGGATGGCTACGGTGGGTGTTGCCTTTCGGGACCCGTTGTACCCCGTGGAGTTGGTCCGAATGAGGAAACTCATTCGTCTCAGCGAGCGCGCGCTAATCCCTGATTTCAG